AAAAAGACCGTCTCGCCAACGGCGAGGACAACGTCTGGAAGGGGCGCGCGGAGTTGGACGTGAATCCCCGCATCACCGACTCGAAGTGGACTCTCGAGGACGTCTCCGACTCGGTCCTGCGCGCGGTTGTCGTGCAGGAGGTGGACATTCAGGAGCCGGAGTTCCTTTTCATCGACGACCCCAAGAGCCCGGACAAGTTCACCAAGGACGCGGTGCTGGCCGGGTGCAAATACATGCACAACGCCGGCCTGCTCTTCCCGCAGGCGGCGGTGGGCAGCACCGGCGCGGACGCCTGGCCGTCCTGACCGAATTGAACCACGCGGCGCGGGCCCGGTCCACCGGGCCGGGCCCGGCCGAATCGGAGGAGGAATAAATGAGCAAGTTCAGAGTGATCGTCAAGCGCGAAAAGGGCCTGCATCGCGGCGGGCATTTTTTCGAGGGCGACAAGGTCTACGACGCGGGCCGCTTCAACGCAGAGCAACTCAAGCAGATCCGCGCCGAGCCCCTGTTCCACGTCGAGGACGTGGCGGATAAGCCCGAGCCCGAGCCCAAGGGCAAAAAGTAACGTGATCTGTGGGGGCGAGGCATGCCTCGCCCCTGCGTGAGGCGCAAATGGCTTACATCGACGAGACCGACCTGCTCACGCGAATGACCGAGACCGAGTTGGTCCAGTGCACAAACGACGACGGAACAGGCGACGTGGACGCCGACGTGCTCGCCGGGATCCTGACCGAGACCGACGCGCTCGTGGACAGCTACGTGGGCGTGCGCCACGGCGTGCCCATCGAGTCGCCGTCGAACCTGACCAAGGACATCGCCAAGTCCATCGCGGTCTACAAGCTGCTCTCCCGGCGCGGGCTCGCGCCCGAGCACGTGGAGAAAAACTACGACGACGCAATCAGGCTCCTGCGCCGCATCGGAGAGGGCAAGGCCGCATTTTCCGACGCGGCCCTGCTCCAGCCCCACGGCTCCCGCGTCACCGGCGTGCGCACCGAGGCCAAGCCCCGCGTGTTCAACGACGACGATATGGAGGGGTTCTGATGCCCGGTCCGATGCAGTTCGACTCGCGTTTCACCCTCGATGACCGCGCGTTTACCCGCGCGGTGCGCGGCGCGATCGCGAGGGGCCGCGACGAGCGGCCCGCGCTGGAGGCGATCGGCGAGTTGGGCCGAACCTCGATCGCACAAAACTTCGCCGAGCAGGGCCGTCCCGACGCGTGGAAGCCGCTGTCGGCCGCCACGCTCTACGAGCGCATCGGCGGCTCGCGCGGGCTGACCAAGGGCGCGCCCGGCAGGCCCGGAACGCGCAGGCTCACCAAGCGGGCCGAGCGGGGCCTGGCCGGCATGAAAATCCTGATCCGCACCGGACGGCTGCTGCGCTCGATCGCCTGGAAGATCGTCGGCCACGGCGTGGACATCGGCACGAACCTGATCTACGCGCGCATCCTGTCTCTGGGCGGAATGGCCGGGCGCGGGCGCAAGGTGAAGATCCCGGCGCGGCCCTACGCAATGTGGCAGGAATCCGACAAGCGCGAGATCCGCAGAATCCTGACCGAGCACTTTCTCGGCAAGGGCCTGTTCGACCTGGGAGGGATCCGGCTGTGATGACGGATGTTAGCCGTAGGGGCGTATGGCCATACGCCCCTACATCGCGAGGACATTAACAGATGACCCTGCGCGGAATCAAATACGTCGACGACGGCGAGTCCGCCGGAGTGCTGGAAATCCAGGACGCGATCACGGCGCGGCTGGCCTCGCAGATCGGCTACCTCAAGACCTGCCGCGACTACCAGGGCGATTTCAATTCGATCCTGGAAGACGAGTCGGTGCGCGCACGCGCGATCCCGCTATTCCCGGCGGCCCTGGTGATTTGGACCGGCGAGACGCCCGAGCCGCTGAGCTCCACACGGATCAAGATGCGCCGCACGTTCGAGATTTTGACAGGCGTGAAAAACCTGCGCGGCGAGCGCGAGACCCGCGCGGGCACCGATTCCGAAAAGGGCGCCTACGAGCTGTGCCGCGACGTGCGAAACGCGCTGTTCAAACAGGAGCTCGGACTGGACATGGACCCGATCCGCATCGAGGGGACGTACTCGGTGCTGCCGCCGACCGCGCAGGGCGCGGGCCTGGCGATCTACTCGGTTCGCGTCTCCACGGCGGTCGTCGTCGGGCAGCCCACGCCGGCGGGCATCGAAATCATGACCGGCATCGACACCAAACACTTCCCTCCGGACGGGCCGGGCGACGCGGATGATCCGGACTCCGAGGGAAAGATCGACTTTTAACGGGAGGAGTCATGAGACAGAAGCGAAACAACGCCGTCTACATCAGAAGCGCGCGCCCGCAGGCGCTCTGCCCGCACCCGACCAAGCCGCGCGACCGGCTGGCCTCGGCCGACGGGCCGGGGAGGCCCGAATCCCTGTACCCGGCGGGTTCGTGGTCAAAGGCCCAGTGGGGCTCGTTCGTCAAGCGCCTGTGGCGCTCCGGCGACATCGAGGCGTACGGCATGCCCGCCCACGCGGACCTGGTCGAGGCGGGCCTGAACGACAAGGACGCCGGCAGGCGGGAAAAGGCCAGGGCCCGGCTGAGCGAGGCCAAGAAAAAGATGTACGCCGGGAAGCTCGTCCCCAGGCCCAGACCCGAGCCCAAGGGCCCGGAGAAAAAGGAGTAAGCCATGTCAGACGTAGTTTTCAGAGAAATGGATGAGACCTCGCGCGTGCCGGCGGTCCGTCTGGAAGTCGATTTCACCAGGGCGGCCACCCCTCCCGAGGAGCGGTACAAGGCGCTGGTCGTCGGGCAGATGCTCGCGGCCGGCTCGGCGACCGAGGGCGACGTGGACCTGGTCGACGACGACGACAAGCCCGACGCGCTCTACGGTTCGGGCTCGCCCCTGGCGTTGGCGCTCAAGGCGTACCGCAAGGTCTACAAGGGCTCGGAGCTCTACGGCCTGCCCCTGGACGACGCGGCCGCCGGGGTGCAGGCGACCGGCAACATCCTGTTCGCGGGAACCGCCACGGCCACGCACACCCTGACCGTGCGCGTCAACGATCAGAAGATCCAGGTGCGCGTGGATTCGGGCGACGCGGCCGCCGACGTGGCCACGGCCGTGGTCGCGGCCTCCACCACGGCGCTTATGGGCGACCTGGAGGTCACCACGGCGGTCAACGGCGTGACCGCCGAGCAGGTGGACATCACCGCAAAAAACGACGGGCCGCACGGCAACTTCATCCTGATCCGCTGCGAGTACTCGCTGGCCGGCGCGGGCATCACCGACACGGTGACCGCGCTTTCCGCCGGGGCGACCGAGCCGGACATCGACGACGTGAACGAACAGTACCTCGAGGACGACTACGACCAGATCGTGCCGTGCATGTACGCGGACACCAACCTGGACGAGGGCCTGCACACCGACCTGGCCGTGCTCCAGGGGCCCATGACGCAGAACCCGGCGCTCGGGTTCTCGTGCTCGCCGGACACCTACGCCAACAGCGCCACGCTGAGCGCGGACGTGAACAGCCCCTATGTGCTGATCGGCTGGTCCGAGAAGTTCCCGGTCGCGCCCTACAAGGTCGCGGCCATGATCGCGGCGGCCGAGGCCAGGCACTGCCAGAGCCAGCCCAACGCGCCGCTTGACGGCGTGGAGCTGCCCGGCGTGCCGCCGCCGTTCGACGAGAAGGACTACCCGAGCCACGAACAGCTCAACAACTGCCTGTACAACGGGCTGACCCCGCTGCACGTGGACAAGGCGGGAACCGTGCGCATCACGCGCGACATCGTCTCCTACCAGACCAACGCGCAGTCGGTCGCCGACGGCCGCTACCTGGACAGGGGTCCGATCCGCGCCATGTGGCACGTCCGCCGGTACATCGTCGCGCACCTGACCTCGGTGTATTCGGACCCGAAGGACCGGCTGATCGACAATACGAAGCTGCGCGCGATCGAGGCCCTGGTGGTCGGCGACCTGTACGTGCTCGAGGTCAAGAGCATCGTGCGCAACGTGGACGATTACAAGGACCTGGTCAAGGCCGAGGAGTCCGAAACCGAGGGCCGCGTGGTGATCTCCATCCCCACCGACATCGTGCCCGGACTGCACCAGCTCTTCGGCCAGGTTCAAAAGCAGTAAGGAGGCTGACATGGCTGACTTTGAAGGACCGGCGTACATCGAGATCGAGGGCATTCCCTTCGACACCGAGACCTGCTCGGCCGATCAGACCGGCGGTTTCAAATCCGTGCCCACGGCCAATCCGGCGGGCCAGGTTCGCGGCGGCGTGGAGACCGCCGAGATGTGGCAGGTGAGCTGCACCGTGGTCCTGCCCAAGGGCGTGTGGGTGGACTTCGGCAAATTGCGCGGCGCGACCGTGGTCATGCAGCCGGTCTCCACCGGAGGGACCTCGGTCGTCTTCGCCGACGGCAACGGCCACGATCACAAGTACGCCACCACGCAGGACGGCCACTCCACGCACAGCGTGATCTTCGACTGCAAGCCGCCCAAGCCCCTGGGCTCGTAGGAGGCGGTTGTGGCCGAGTCGAAAAAATCCGCAGGGGCGGGTTTGCAACCCGCCCGGTCAAAGCCCGAGCCCAACCTGCTTGATCCCGACGAGGGGGCCTTCGGCATCGGGCCGTACTTCGAGGGCGCGCACAGAAAGCGCTTCTTCGTTCGGCCGCTGAAGATGCGGGACCTCATCGAGCAGGATTCCTCGCAGCCCCCGCCCGGCCTGGACCTCGCGCCCGATGAGTGGCGCATGCTGAACCTGCTCTCGCGCCGCACGAGCATCGAGGGGATCCCCGACGAGTCGATCACGCCCGAGTTCATACTCGATCTGGATCCGGACGACCGCTACGACATCGACGAGGCCATCGAAAGGCAGGTGAAGCGCCTCAGGCCCTTTCGATCCGGAAGCCTCGAGCGATTCGTCAAGCGGCAGCTCGCCCAGCAGGCCGGGGCCGAGCGCGAAGAGGCCGAGGCCGCCAAGGCGCGGCTCGGCAAGATCGCTGACCGACGCCGCGAAAAACGCGCGGATGACGGTGCTGGTGCTGACCAAGCAGGGCCTGGCGATGGAGGCGGTCCTGGAGATGACCCTGCCCGAGGCGGACAAATGGATGGAGGCGACCAGGGCGCTGGATAAGATGAAGTAGGGGCGGGTTTCAAACCCGCCCGGATTGGATCGACCTGAAATGTCCGACATGAAAATCGCCGCGCAGTTCAGCCTCAGGCAGAACGTGTCCTCCGAGTTTAGGCGCATCTCCGGAGATTTCCGCCGGCTGGTCGGCGAGTCCGAGGAGGCGCAGAAGCATTTCCGGGGCATGGGCCGCGACCTGGCCTACGCGGCAGGCTCGGCGGTGCTGTTCAAAAAATCCCTGGACGCGGCCCTTGGCGGGTACCGCGCGGCCAAACCGATCCAAACAGCCACGCTCCGCGTGGAGGCCGAGCTCTTCCGCAAGGACAAATCCCTCGAGGACCTCATGCACTGGACGCGCGAGGCCAGAAAGGGCGCGTTCACGGTGCAGGCCAAGGTGCCCGGGGACATGGCCGAGGCCCTGGAGCTGACCAGGCTCATGCTCAAGGCCGGCGCGCCGCGCGAGTCGGTCATCGGTCCCAAGGGCGGGGCCATGGCCGCCGCGTACCTCTCGGCCACCGAGGAGGCGGCCGGGCTCTCCAAGACCGAGGCCGGGAAGATCATGGTTTCGGTCGGCACGATCTTCGAGCGCCTCGACGACCTGGTCTCCGTGGCCGACTACATCTCCCGCGCCAGCCACACGGCCAACGCGGAGGTCTCGGACCTGTCCACGGCCCTGGCGTACGTGGGATCGGACGCGCGCGAGGCCAAGCACGGCCTCGATGACGTGGTGCCCCTGTTCGTGTCCATGACCAAGTTCGGCGTGCCCTCCTCCATGATCGGCACGAGCCTGCGCCAGTTCTACGCGTCCATGCTCGGCCGCAGTTCAGACGCGACCAAGATGTTCGCCGAGCACGGCCTGAGCTTTTTCGAGGGCGGCAAATACAAGGGCATGCCCGCGATCGTCGAGATGCTGCGCGGGGCCTACGCGGGCATGAGCGACGAGGAGGCGGCCCGCTTTTCCGAGACCGTGTTCGGGATCCGGGGCAAAAAGGTGAAGTCGGTTTTCACGGCCACCGGCAGCGCGTCCATCGAGGCGATCAATCACGAGATCGAAACGCAGATGGATTTGTGGCAGCGGGTGGAGTATGCGCTTCGGGGCGCGGACATGCAGGCCGAGGCGCTAAAGGGCACCGCGCGCACGACCGTGGGCCTGCTCTTCGAGCCGGCCACAACGGGCGCGGCAAAGCTGCTGGGCGAGATCAACAAGATTCCGGCCGCGCTGGGCGAGGCGGCGCTGGAGCATCCGGGCATCGCGGCAGGGACCACGTGGGGCACCCTGGGCCTGACCGCGCTTGCAGGCGGGGCGGCCTCGTTCTTTTTGGGCCGCGCCGGGTACCGGGGGCTCTCCGGCCTGCGCGCGATCGGCGGTTGGCGAAGCCTGCTCTCGGGCGGCTCCCTTGCCGGGGGCGTGGCCACGGGCAAGGCCCTGGAAAAGACCGCCGGCGTGCAGCCGGTGTTCGTGACCAATTTCTCGGACATGCCCGCAGGGCTCGGGGCCGCCGGCGCGGTCGGCGCGGGCTCCATGCTCGGAAGCGCCGGCGGCGGCGCGGCCGCCGGAGTCGGGGCAAAGGCCCTGCTGGCCGGCGCGGGCAAGATCGCGCTGCCGGTCGCCGTGGTCGGCGGGCTGACCCTGCTCGCGGACCGCCTGGCCGACCGCATCTCGCAGACGGTGGGCGAGGCCCGCTCCGAGCGCGAGCGCGAGGGCCGCGAGTTGGGCCTGGAGGGAAAACAGCTTCAGATCTACGTGTACGACGGGCGCATCGAGACGCGCGCGACCGGCATAGACAAGCCGCGCGTGCAGATGAGGCGCATCTCCGGCGCGCAGTCCAGCTCCGGAACTTTTGCGAGGTAGCTCATGGCCGGGTGGAAAATCCAGACAGCCTCCTACAAGGGCGTGGCGTTCGAGTGGATCCGCGCGTCCGGACGATGGGAGGAGCGCGCCCAGGTCACCGAGTATCCCGACCGCGACGGCGCGAGCATCCAGCGCCTGGGCTCGGCCCCGCTCGACGAGACCCTGACCATCATCGTTCGCAACGCCGAATATCCGGCGCGGTTCAACGCGCTGATGCGAGCGGTGCGCGACCGCGAGCCGGGGCGCTTCGTGCATCCGGCCTGGGGATCTTTCAGCAACGTGCACGCCCTGCTGGTCGAGTACGACGCGGGCGTCGAGGTGGGGATCAACGCGGTGGCCGCACGCGTGCGGTTTGTGCAGGCCGACAAGCCCGCTACGGTCGCGCCGGCGGCGGCATCGCCGACGGCCACGGCCGGCGAGGGCCGCGCCGAGGTCCAGGCCGCAATCGGCCAGAGCTACGACTACTCGCTTCCGACCTCGGCATGGTCCCGCGCGCAGAACTCGCTGCTTGCCGCGCTTCGCCAATTCACCAACTACGGCCTGCTGACCAGCTACTACATCGAAACGTGCCTGGAGAACGTGGACGTGTGGTCCGGACGCCTGGCCGACGGGATCGACGCGTGGCTGGACGCGGCCCAGGACGTGTCGACCTCGGTGCCGGACCTGATCCAGGGGTTAAGCGACGGGCTCCGGGAGATCCTCGACGCGCTCAAGCGCGACCGGGGCCTCTCCCGCGATTTGATGGACGGCCTCGAGGACGGCTCGGGCAGCGCGCCGTCGGACCCGGCCTACGCCGCGTACTACGCGACCGCGAGCTCGTGCCGCCTGGGCCTGTGCCGCCGCGCCTGCGAGCTGCTGGACCTGTACGCCCAGGACATGACCGCAAACGAGGTCGAGCGGACGGCGGCCATCGTGCGCCTGGGCCTTGGCCGCGCGGCCAATGCGATGCGCGTCCTGTTCGCGTCATCGGCCGCGAACCCGGCCGAGTCCCTGGAGGCCTCGGCCGCCGAGGTCCTGGTCTTTGCCGAGCGCGCCAAGGCCGCGCGCCCGCCGGTGATCCAAATCGAGGTCGCAACCGAGAGGCCCCTGGTCCTGATCGCGCACGAGCTCTACGGCGACCACTCGCGCGATCAGGAGCTGATGCGGCTAAACCCCGACATCGTCAACCCGGCCTTCGTGCCGGCGGGCGCGATGCTCCAGGCGTACGCGTCATGACCCTTCGACTACGCTCAGGGTGGACGGACGGTCGACGGTTGACGGTGATTCCCGTAGGGGCGGGTTTAAAACCCGCCCGTACAAAACCCGGCCGCGAGGGACAATAGATGACCGATCCCGACGCCATCACGATCCTGTGCTCCGGCCGCGAGCTGACCGGCTGGACGCGCTTCGAGGCCGAAAGCCACGTGCTGGTGCCCGCCGACGCGTTTTCCGTGGAGCTCGGCGCGCTGGCCGACGGCGACATGGCGCTGCTGCGCGAGCTTGGCGACGTCCAGATCCGCATAGGGTCCGAGACGATCTTCACCGGGCGAATCGACGAGGTCGCAGACTCCGGCGGCGCCGGGTACGCGGCCACGTCGATCGACGGCCGCGACAACGCGGCGGACCTGGTCGACGGCGAGATCCCGCCGGTCGACATGGCCTCGGCCACGATCCTCCAGCTTGCACGCGCGGCCTGCTCGGGCTTCGGCGTGGCGGTTCTCTCCGAGACAGGCGCGGCCGAAAGCAGGACCGCCGCCCGCAAGTCCAACCCGGGCGAGACGGCCTGGGACCTGATCGACCGCTACGCGCGCAAGGCCGGCGCGTTCGCCCGCATGGACGCTCGCGGGCGCCTGGTGCTGTTTGAACCGGACTACGACCAAGGCCCGGCCTTCGAGATCGTGCGCCGGATCGCGCAGGATACATCGGGAAACAACGCCGTGTCCTGGGCCGCGCGCTTCTCGCGCGTGCGCTACTCGCACGTGACCGTGACCGGCCGCACCGAGGAGGTCTCCCATACCGCGACCGATTCGGAGCTGACGGCCGCCGGGATCTACCGGCCCCGCGCCATCGCCGACTACGAGATCGAGACGATCGCGGCCGCTCGCACGCGTGCGCAGCGGGAGATTGCGCTGGGCCGGGTGCGCGGCCTGTCTGTCCGCTACACGCTCGACGGGTTCCGCGACGGCTCGGGCAACCTGTTTGCGGCGGACACCGTCTGCCGCGTGACCGACGAGCGCCTGGGACTGGACGAGGATCTGTACGTGGTCTCGACCCGCTACGCATGCGACGAGACCGGGCGCAGCACGGAGGTGACGGTGTGCCGCAAGGGGTCCCTGTCGTGAGCGCGCTGGTCGAGATAATCCGGGCCGAGGCCGAGCGGGCCGTTCGCGCGATCAAGCGTTTTCCGGCGCGGGTCGCCCTGACCCTGGTCAAGGCCGCCGCGACCGAGCTGGTCGCCCAGGAGCGGGCATCGGGCGAAAGCGGCGGCGCGGCCAAGCCGGTGATCCAGCCCCTGGGCCTGTTCGTGCGCGCCAAGGCGGGGGACAAGGCGCTTCGCATTTTCGAGGACGGCGAGCCCGGCGCGGTCGTGCTGCTGCCGATCGGCAATCCGCCGGCGGCCGTGATCGCGGCCATGGCCGAGCAGGACCTGGTCCTGTGGTCCGGCGAGCGCGTGCACTTTTCGGCCGACGCCTCGGGCAACGTGGAGGTGCCGGGAATCACGGTCAAGCTGACCGACACGGCAAACACCGGCGTCGCGCGGATCGGCGATACGGTGCAGTCGATCATGCCGCTCGACCCGGTGTTCTGGACCTGGGTTGCGGCGGTCCACGCCACGCTGGGTGGAGCGGTGTGGACGGCTCCGCCGCCGCCGACGACGCTCGGCGGCGAGATCACGACCGGCTCGACCAAGGTGGAGGCGGACCCGGTATGAGATTGCGGATTGGAGATTGTGGATTGTGGATTGCGGAGGGGCCATGGGCTACCGGCACGTGATCGACCCGGCGACCGGCGACAACCTGCTCGACGCCACCGGCGCGCTGGTTCGCGATTCGGGACCGGACCCGGCGATCGTGTTGAACATGCGCGTGGCGCGCGGCTCGTGGTGGGCGAATCCGGACATCGGCAACCGCCTGGCCGAGATCCGGCTGCTCGACGACGAGGCGGTCACGAGGGCCGAGGACGCGGTGCACGAGGCCCTGGACTACCTGGTCGAATCCGGCGAGATCGAATCGCTCGGGGTCGAGGCCGTGGCGGTCGAGCCCGGCGACGCGATCAAGCTGCGAGGCCGCACCTGGACCGCGACCTCCAGCGGCCTGGTGGTCCGCGTCTGGTTTAACGAGGGCGAGGCGCGCCGCCTGGCCTGGGAGCAGTTCGTGAGGGTGGGATAGCGATGGTGGACAGTCGACGGTTGACCCCTCGAATCCGCTCGGGCAGGCGGTGGATGGTGTAGGGGCAACCCCCCGTGGTTGCCCAGGGCAGGCGGTGGACGGTGTAGGGGCAACCCCCCGTGGTTGCCCAGGGCAGGCGGTGGACGGTGATTTTCGTAGGGGCGTATGGCCATACGCCCCTACATGGGCGGAAGGCGGATGAAAAACTACGCTGAATTGTTGGACCTGGCCCTGACGGCGGCCAAAAACCTGATCGAGTCCGTGGACACCAACACCGACTCGGACCTGTACGCGCGCCTGGCGGCGGCGGCCAAAATCGGCGAGTGCATGGGCAAGGAGATCGAATTCACCCGCCGGCAGATCCACCCGCAGGGCGCAACCTACGAGTATCTGCGCAAGCACGGCGTGCGCGTGAACCAGGCCCCGAACCCGGCCACCGGCAGCACGGGCACGGTCACCATCGAGGGCACCCCGGCGTCCACCCAGGCTGCCGGGTCCGAATTCACCGACGCCGACGGTTTGCGCGGCCAGACCACGGCCATTGCGACCATCCCGGCCGGAGGCTCGGTGACGGTGGCGGCCGAATCCATCGACACCGGCGGCGACGTGAACTGGCCCGACGAGACCGCGTTCACGCTCACCAGCCCGGCTGCCGGGATCGACGCCGAGTGCGAGGCGGCCTCCGATTTTGCCGGCGGCATCGGCGAGGAGACCCAGCCCGAGTTTTTGGAGCGGCACCTGAACCGGCTGCAAAAGACGGCGATCGGCGACAACGCGCCGGCGTTCGAGGAGTGGGGCGGCGAGGTCGAGGGCGTGGACACCGCGACCGCCTTCGAGCTTCGGCGCGGCCTGGGCACCTGCGACCTGTGCCCGACCGCCGAGTACGGCGCGCACGTGGGCGCGGCCACCCTGACCGCCGTGCAGACCGCGATTGACGAGAACAGGACCGTGTGCGCAGCCGACTGCGAGGCGACCGATTTCGACGCCCTGGCCACCGACCTCACGTTCCAGGTGCAGTTCGACGAGGGGTACGAATTCTCCGACATCGGCGCAAACAAGACCGTGCAGGCCGGGTCCACGGTCAGCGAAGTGCTGGTGGACAGCGTCGCGGACCTGGACGCGGGCGACTACGTGGTGGTCAACGAGCAGTGCCGGGTGATCGAGTCGATCGACGCGGTGGCGGTCTCGTTCACCGTCACCGAGCCGTTTACCTCCGCGCCCAACGCGGCGGACGTCGTCTACCCGGGCTCGCCCTCGTGGACCGAGGTCTACGACGCGGCGACCGGCTACGTCGACGGCCTCGCGCCCGGCGAGGACCTGGTGCTCAAAAAGCTGGACCGCGCCGTCGCCAACGTGGACTCCGTGGTCAACTTCACGACGGTCGCCCCGGCAGCCGACGTGTCGCCCACCGTGGACTCGGTCACCATCGAGCGGGTGACCTGCGGCGACGTGACCATCGAGGAGATGCCGTGACCAGGCTCTACGGAGACAGGCGAACCTTCGACGACGAGACGATCGGCGCGGCCCCGCGCGGATGGTCGGTCTCCCCGGCGGGCTCGATTCTTGTCGCGGCGGATCCGGAGCCGGGCAGCCTGGGCGGCAACGTGGTCGAGCAATTTAACGCGGGCGCTTCGACCTACGCCAACCGGTATTTGCCCGAGACCTACGACGGGCCGATCCTGCGCGTGCGCGCCCGCATGCGCGCCGAGATACTCAACCCGGCGGCGCACCACCACCATTTTTCGCTGAACGTGTCCAACGCGGCCCACCGCGCGGCCTGTGTGAGCTTCGACTGCAACGGGGATCTGTACTACAACGACGCCGACGGCGACAACAATCTGATCCAGACCTTCGAATCGCTTAGATGGTACGACGTGGAGCTTTGGCTCTACATGGCCCGCCAGCGCTACGACGTGTGGATCGACGGCGCGCGGGTCGTAACCGGCGCGAGCTTCGAGGACCCGGCCGAGAACATCACCTACGTGCTGCTGTTTGCCTCCCCGAACCTGCGCGGCTGGTTCGACGACGTTCGGATCGACGCGTACCCGGGCCGCTACCACCGGGCCCTGGAGCAGCTCCACCCGCCGGGCGCGTACCCGTCCGACGATCCGGACTCCGTGCACTACAACGCGACCCTGGCCGAGTCGCTGATCTTCGAGGAGCTGTCCGAGGAGCTGGCCGAGGCGCGCCTGGACG